TGGACGTGTCTTCAACTTTCCCACGGTCTCTACTTATGGCTACCCTGTCATCCCTCAAATGGAATATGATAGGGTCAATAAACTTTATCGTCCGGATCAGAGTTCATGGATAAAAGACATCGCTCCTAGTGGTGTTTTCTCCATGTTAACTGGCACAACATTCCCAGAATCCGGTGACTCCAGCGGAGATTTGTGGCGTAGAAACTTTGCTCAGGCAATAGAGATGACTGAAGAAGATTTAGATCATCTCAGAGCCATCAAGCCGAGCGAGGACATGCCCGAAGTCAACGGACAGGTCATCTGCCACAATGCCTCTATCTGTAAAGTTCAAGACTGCGATAAGTACCATGACCGTTTTTCTTACACGGTTCGCGATATCTTAGCCATCAAGTCGCAAACAGGTGTTGAGTTTACCCCTAATGCCGTTCGGTATTTGTACCCTCACCCGACAAACAACTTCAGCGTCACTGAGCGCCAACCCGACCTCGTCGCAATGAACGCTCTTTTGGTTGCCAATGAGAGATGCAAGACCTACTCTCTCGATGCGATTGTTCCTGTTCACCAGCATCGCTCCAATCCCGCAACTGCTTCCGGTTCAGAGAAGTGGGGCGATAAAGCATCTGATTTTGTTTGGTGGTCAAGAACGACTATCCTTGCAGGTTATCGATCCTTGACATCTGGATCCTGGATGTACTCCTTGCTCAAGCTCGGTGGTGCTGTTCTCGGATGTCTAGCTGCTATTAAAGGTCTCAAAGCCTTGTGGAATTGGGTTTTCACTCAAAAAGAGGAAGATGACGAACGTGAGGCCGCGCCGGTCAATCGAGACCCCGCCTCCGTTCCGCTCACACCTTATACCGCTCCTGTTCCTGCTCAAGGAATCAGAATTGGATCCCAAGACCACATGCATGAGGCTTCTGGTAGGAGTCTTCTCGACAATATCGATGAATCAATTGCTCCCGCCAACCGCAACCGACCTGCTGACCGCTACATACCGAATGCTCACTGTGCTAACTACCTCACGCGCGTATCTAACCAACTTTGCGCTGTTGTAGAGGTGAACCCTGATGGTTCGCTTCGAGATCATCACCGAGCAAACATGCTCATGATCTCGGACCGTGTCGCTATTACGAACAAACATGTTGCGTATGGATTGATCGCCGGTTTTGAAGCCGGCAAACACTATCTTTTGAAATCCGAGTTTAACCAAAAAGGACTTCCGATTCACAAAGATGACTTTGTTATCACATCTCCATACCCTGAAGACGGTGACTACCGAGATATTGTGTTTTTCCATTTCGGCGCGGGTACCAATGGTATGCCCATGCAGCAATTTCGATCTGTTATTACTACTTTCCAGGAAAAACCCAACGCAATTTACTTCCGGCTCTCTGCGCGTTTCATAAACAACGAATTCTCAAAATATCTTGACGCGCACGACCCTGTCACCAGAAACATCCAAGTTCCAGCTCCTAAACCCAACAATGGCAGAGGCTGGACAATGGGAGCCAAGTTTATTAACGGAGGTGTCCCCGGTGAGTCAGGTTCCCCCGTCATCGCTTGGAACCCCGGCACTCACGAGTTTGGACTCGTCGGCCTCTACTCCGGCATCACCGACGATGATCATTCTGGAATCGTTGTTCTCGTTTCTGAGGACAAACTCCGCGAAGCTATCGACCGGTCTCCAGGAGAGCGACAGTTCATTGTCAAAGATCCTATCCTCCCTGGTGGAACACCTATCGAGACCCAGCGATACAACAACACGCGACCTAAAGAGAACTATCGCAACTTGGGTTATGTCCCGACTAACAAGCTTGCTCCAACGCACAATCGCATGCCTAGTGCCATCTTCGGCATGGCGAACGCGCCTACGCGTGGTTTGTCGGTTCTTAAACCTGTTGAGAGAGATGGAGTCGTTATCGACCCAGTCAAGCGTGGTATAACCAAAGGAATGGCCGGCGTGGCTGATCACGATCCTGAGTTGCTGGCTCTGGCCTGCAAAGGTTCAGTCGCTCGGGTTCGCAATATGACTTTCAACGTC